CTCAAGGAATTTAAAAAGATTGCCATGCGCGGCGAAAAAACAGATCGATCCTTCACCGCCTTGATCTACCTCGCCGCAGCCTTCATCAATTCCCGATGAACAATTCCAAACAGGCCCTGAAAAAAAGAACCAAAAAAACTTTTGCTGCCTTGGGTGAGTGGGTTTTGGGTATTCGTTATGATAACGTAATAAAATAGGCGTGCCGATGCGGACTGGGTTTGCGGTGGTTTGAGCGGTTTTGGGCTTGGGATAGCGGTCGATGCGGCGGGCTGGGACGGGTTTGCCGGCCTGGATGCGGGTTCCCTCAATCGTGATCGGGTAGGTGCGGGCGCGGACCTGCCGACGCTGGCCGTTGATCGGACGGAGTCCGGGCGTGCGGCGGCTGGCGCGGGCTTTGCGTGCGGTTCGGCGGTTCCTGGATGTCCGGGCACGCGGCGTGCCTGTCGGCTTCGGGGCGGGCGGCGGGATGAGGCCCGCGCGCCAGAGCAGGACGATATCCTCGATCTTGCCGAAGATGCGGCAGATCAGCTCGGCGAGGAGGACGAGGAAGGGGCGGGCCAGGAAGTTGGCATCGTCGGCCGCGTCCGTGAAATGGGCGCACGTCTCCCGCATGCTACGGACGAGCGGGTCGTTCGTTTCTGCTTTTGGGGGTTGCGTGCGGGACACGGGGTTGGCCTTTCCTGGTTTTTGGAGGTGAAGGCGCTGTAGTTCCCCCTTTTTGTTCTCTTTTAATATTCCTATTTTTGCAGCGCTGTTATGCGCGGTGGCGTTAGCTCAAAGCCGTTTTTGCGGCGGGAAAGCAAGAAAGAAATTTTTACCACAGAGACACGGAGAAGAAAGCGGAAGATATTGTTTTTCTTACTTTCTTCTCCGTGTCTCTGTGTCTCTGTGGTAAAAATTTCGTACTTGGGCATCCGCGGCGCACGAAGGAAGGAAGCCCTGAGCGGGGTATTGCAGCAGATGGGAAAAAGTTTTTTTGGTTCTTTTTTTTCAAAAAATAACTGCTTGCCTTCCTGCTGTAGCGGGCCATCGGTTGCTGGAAATTCTGACATCGGTTTTTGACACCGCGAGAGGTCCGTAAGAGGGGTCTCAAGGGCCTCTTTTGACCCCCTTGGAGATCAACAATTCAACAACCCGTCCCGTCCTACCAGCCCCGGCGATCGAGTAGGTGGTGGCGATGGGTTGGATGTCGAAGGCGCTGAAGCACCGGCGCATGTCTGGGTGATCGTTCAGACTGAGCAGGAATGCGCCCTTGAGGCTGGCCAGAGCCTCGGCGAGGCGGGCGAAATCGTCGCGGGTGAACAGGCGGCGGCCGTAGTCTGCCTCGCTGAGGTAATAGGGCGGGTCGCAGTAGAACAGCGTGCCCGGCCGGTCGTATCGGGGCAGCAGGTCGTGCCACGGAAGGCGCTCGATCACCACGCTGGCGAGCCGGTCATGCACGGCGAGCAGCTGCGGCGCCAGTTTCCCCACGTCGAACCGGGCCGGCATGGCCGTCGAGACGCCAAAGCTCCGCGCCTCGACCTTACCGCCATAGGCAGTGCGCTGGAGATACAGGAAGCGCGCGGCGCGCTGGAGATCGGTCAGCGTTTCGGGTTGCGCCGCCTTCAGCAGGTCAAATTGCTCTCTGGATGTCAGCTGCCAGCGCAACATGTCCAGGAAAGCCTCGTAGTGCCATTGCAGCACCCTGAAGAAGTTGGCCACGTCGCCGCTGGCGTCGTTGATCACTTCCGAATAGGCCCGGAAGGGCCTGCGTAGGAATATCCCGCCCATCCCCACAAAAGGCTCGACATAGCACTCATGCGGCGTCAACTGCAGGCGGGCGATGATGCGCGCTGCCAGGCGCTTCTTGCCCCCGAGATAGGGGGCGACGGGGAACACCGGCGCGATCGGCGTCAACGTTTTGGTCATCTCTGTTGGTCATCCTGCCGCCGCCCTCGGATGCCAGTCTGAGGGTAGGCGGGGCCGAAAGGTGGGCGCTCCAACGCCCGGTTGCGCCGCGCGAGCGGCCAGCCCCCGTCGCTAGAAAGTCATCAAGCTGGAGGATAAGCCAGACCGGTAGATCATCTCGTTGTAGCCGCGCCGCGATGGGTGTGTGCCGTCGTAGGTCCATTGCCCGGCCGGGGAGATCAGCGGCGGGATCGTGTAGCTGCCGCCCGACACCTTGGAATAGGAGGTCGGCACGCCGCTGGAATTCGTGGCGCAGGTCACCACGCCGCCGCCGGACTGGATCGGATCGTCAGGGTAGGGATAGACCACGCAGGAGAGCGCGGACTGGCTGACCGGGTATCCCGCGCCGCCGTAGCTGCCACCGTTGTAGGTCGGCAGCGCGACGCTCGCGATGGCGTTGGCCGAGAGCGTCGCAACGCCGACGCCGTGATACCCCGCGGTGCCGTCTACGCTCCACTTCCCGGTGTCGCCCGGGTCGACGATCGCGCCAAAATCGAACAGGCCTGACAGGCCGATGGCCTGCCAGTTCGCGCGGAGCCATGCGTTGTAGGTGGCGCGGATCGAATTATTCGCGTTGCCGGGCAGTGACTGATTGCCCGTCGTCGCCCAGTTGTCGGAGGAGGTCGTGAGCGGCGTAATCGTCGCGGTGTAGACCTTGATGCCCCGCGCGAGGAACGGCTGGATCGCCGATTGCAGGTTCGCCTCGATCGTCGCAGCGGCGACGGCGGCGGTGATGTCGTTTCGGCCGTAGTTCACGAACAGGTGCGTGCAGGCGTCACGCGTCAGCAGCGATCGGCCGCTCGGCCGCGAGAGATAGTTCGCGAACGTTTCGCTCTGCCGGGCCATGTTGTAGACGGGCAGGACGTTGCGGAACGCCCGCTCAATCGAAACGCCGCCATAGACCGGATCAGGCGCGTCGCCGGTGCCCTGCGAGATGCTGTCGCCGATGATGCCGATGATCGGCAGCGGGGAGGCGAGCCGTCCCTTGACGCCGCACGCAAATCCAATCTGGCTGGTGGGGAAATTGGCAACCGATCCCAGCACAGTCGTCGTCTGCGTTTGATCGGAAAGCCCGATGCCGGCTTGTGTCCATTCGCCGACCACGCTGTCATTGCCGTAGCTTAGCCAAGGGAAATTGACGACGCCGCCGGTCCAGGACAGGAACATCTTGACGAAAAACTGAGTGTTGGCCGGGATGTAGATCGGCGTCGGATCGGATTGCAGCGCGGTATAGCCGGCCGTGACGGTGCCCGTCGTCGAACCTGCAAAGCGGACGACGGTGAACGTTCCCACGGGGTATTCCACCGAAGCGGTGACGGTAAAACTCGTGGTGAAATTCGCCTCGGGGACTGCCTCGTAAAACCCAGGCACCTCCAGCACGATATCGGTGATCGCCACATCGCGCGGCGACCAGCAGGATTGCCGTGTATTTTGCGTGTTCTGGCCGGAGCCAGAGGTGACGTAATTCAGGCCGTCCGCCAGCGAGCGCGTGCGGGTGACCGGAACGGTTTTCCAGATTTGCCGCTCGGCGAGTTGCGCCCGCGACAGCGGTTGATTGGCGAGCTGCGCCCATGCCGAACGGCAGAACAGCGCCGCAGCGGCGGCGGAGCCGAAGAGATCACGGCGACGCATCATCAGAGCACCTGCGCCGTGAAAAAGACGAGTGGAGATGTCGTCTTCGTCGTGCAGCCCGTGGTCGAGAACGCCACCGAGATACCCGTAGCCATAGCGACCGGAGCCAGCCACGCCACCGGGTAGGACGCGGAAGAGGGCACCGTGAAACAGTATTTCGGCGACACGGCGCCATCCGCCGGCACGCTCGCCGCGTCGAACACCAACAGGTAACCGCTCACAATCCCTGGCGTCACCGTGAGGCTGTAAAGCGAGCCTGCAGAGGCCTTGAACACGTGCGATGCCTCGGCCGCCGACGACGGCAGGGCCGCAATCGCTGCTGGCGCTGCTGTGACATTGGGCGTGTTCGCGATCGTCACCGGCGGCGCGTCGGAACCGCCGACCTGCCAGGGCACGTATTGGGAGAGGTCCGCCTTGAGGATCATGATCGCCGCATAGGTCCCGCCAAACGTCGGCAAGGCCTGAGCGAACGAGCTGGCCGTGGCGATCGCCAGCAGCACCCAGGGCAGAACACGAAGCATGGTGGATTTCCTCATTTGGAGACTGGTGGCTCCTGCGGCACAGAAGGCGCCGGCGGGGCGTTGACCTGGCCGACGATCGCAGCGGTCAGCTGCTGGACCAGCGTTGCCGGATAAAACGAGCCGGCCAGCATCGCGGCGACCAGGTTCCAGGTTTCGGCCGGCAGATAGACCGGCACGCCGGCCGGTCGCGGCGGCTCAGCGGCGGCGGGAACGGGCTTGGGTTTCGTGGTCATCAGAATTGCACTCCTACGGTCCCCGAAAGGGCGCCGGCGACTTGAACGATGGTGTTGCTGCCCGGCCATGCGGTGGTCCCGATCGTGCCGGAAAAAGGGGTGCCGCAGACGAACTGCTCCATGGCGATCGCGCCCGCGGTGAGGTTGTTGATCCCGTCTACGCCGAAATATCCGAGGATGCTCGCCTCGGTGTGCGCGAGGATGCCGATCGCGTCATCCGACGCGGTGATGCAGATCGCGTAGGCGCCGGCGGGGTAGGACGTCGTCGGCCGGAACGCGATCTGTTCGCCGGCGGCCGAGGCGTTGAAGCTGATCCCGGTGGCGGGAAACGTCGCGTCGCCGCCAAGCCCGTAGAGGCCGCGATTGTAGAGCCGATACAGCTGCACGTTGACCGTGCCACCGCTCACCGGATCGATGATGTTGATGGCGACAGTGCTGATTGGCTCATCGTTCGGCAGATACAGCGGCACCACCGCCGTCGCTGTGCGCAGACCGGAGACCTTGCCCGTCGGCGTCGTGGGCGCCAGGCCAACGCGCCAATTCAGATGCGCGCTGCCCGCCGTCGGCGCCGGCGCCAGCTGCTGGTTGACCCCGCTGAAATACTTGCCCGCGATCCGCACATCGAGCGCGGGATTGGGGCTCATCATCAGCCATTTGCCGCCAGAATAGTTGCCCGGCGGCAGCGCGTCCCCCGGCGCGTAGTAGATGGCGAATGTGCCGTCGATCCGCCCCGTCGTTCCCGTCCAGAGCGGGTCGATCCACAGCACATCGCCGGCCCAGCCATCGTGATTGCCCAACTTCGGGAGCATCATCGTGAGCCGGTTTACTCTGCCAGTTGCACTCGGGACGCTCGCGATGAATTCGCCGGCCACCAGCAGGTCGATCGTCGCCGATGTCGGATCGCCGGGGGCGGCCACGCCGTTGTGATAGGCTGCGATCTGCCGGCCCACGATATGAGCGCCAGGTCCGGTGGAATAGGGGCCGTTATCCGTCTGCGCGATGTCGTAGCTGGCCACGCCGGCGCCGGTGGGCAGCGTGTTGCCGATCGTGTAGGTCAGCGTCGTGCTGTCGAACGCCACGCCTCCGCTCTGCGGAAAAGGGGATGTTTCGGTGAGCACCAGCTTAGAAACGCCGAGGATCGTGCCGCCGGTGATCGCGACAGCCCCCGCACTCTGCGTCGCCATCGTGCCGAGCCCGCCAATATCGGCGGCGGAGAGGGTGATGGCGCCAATCCGGCCAGCGACGCTCGTCACATTCGCGTTCAGCACACCACCAGCGATCGCCAGGCCGGTGCCGACTTTCACGGTGCCCTGGACCGTCGGCGAGGCGGTGGGGATCGAGGGCGCCAAGGGGATCGGCGAGATGACGAGCTGGGGGCTGCCGTCCTGCGGCGTGATGAGGACTTTCATCGGGTCACCGGGCCTTGCACGACCAGGTCAACCGTCTCGGTGTTGACGGCGCCGGAGGGCAGGGTCAGCAGCAGATCGAAGCGCAAATTGCCAACCGGCCAGCCCGACGTGTCATGCGTGACCGTGTATTGCCCGGTGCCGACCTGGGTAAACGCCATCTCCCAGACCAGCATGTCCTGGCGATCCCGGATCTGCCCGCGGATCGCCGAGGCGGCAACGGGCGTGACCCCATCGTCCTCCACCAGACTAAATTGCTGCGCGAAGGTCGCGCCGGCTTTGATCGTGAGACTGGCCACCCGGCACTCCGTGCTGAGGAGCCGAGGCGTAGCCATCAGGGGGATGAAATCGCAGGCTGACAACCGTCAGCCCTACACCTTGAGGTGCAGCATCGCGAGGCGGGCGGGGCCGGAATAGGTGGCAGTCAGAACCTCGCTCTGGTCCGCGCCGATCACCCACCACAGCTCGTAGCGATACGTCCCCGCGTCCAGGACTTCAAGCGCCGTGGCGTTGGAGCCAGTCACCCAGGACACGAAGAACCACTCGCCGCCGGGGTCCTGCCGCATCAGGGCGATGCCGTGCGCGGTGTGGAATGTGCTGGGGATCGCCATCAGCCGCCGCCTCCGCCGCCGCCCGTCTCGCTGCCGTTGACCGTCTCGCCCGAGCTGCCCGCGCTGGTGGCCGTCGCACCGCGCACCTGCACCACCACCAGCAGCCGCCCGTCGCGCTCCACCGTCACATCCACACCGCCCAGCACCCCATGCGTGTAGCCGCCGCTCGGCGCATCATCGCGGTTGACGCTGATCGAGGCGGAGATGCTGCCCAGCGTGTCGGCGGAGATCTGCCCGGCGCCCACATCATCCGTCGCCAGCAGCGAGGCGGTGACCTCGATCGCGGTGCAGAACGCGCTGAGGTTCCCCGTGCGGTCGTAGGCGCGCAGCTTGAACTGCCGCGCCTCCGCCGGCGCCAGGCCGAACCGCGTGTAGCCCTCGGCCAGCGTATCGACCACACGGGTCCACACCGCGCCCGTGGTCTCCGCCAGCTCCCACACCTCCACCCCCGCGAGATCGTCATCGCCAGGATTGGTCCAGTGCAGCGCCGCGCCGCGCGCCACGCCCACGCCCGCCAGCCCTGTCGGCACACCAGGCGCCGTTGCATCAGCCGCCCCGGTGGCGGTCACCGCCGTGGTCCAGGCGCTGCGCACCAGCCCGGCCACGGCGCGCAGGCGCACATGGTATTCGTCCCCGTCCTTCACCGGCGCGATGACGAACCGCCCCGTCGGCACCGGGATCACCGCCGAGTTCCAGCTCGCCGCGCCGTCCAGCTGCCATTGCACCTCGGTGCCCGTGACGAAAGCATGCGCGGCCGGCGTCCAGGTCACCAGCAGCGAGAGCGCCGCCGTGCCGTCGCCGGCGATGACCGTGCCGGTGTCAACCTCGGCGGCCGTCGGCGCGGGGATGGAGAGCGGGTTGATCAGTGTCGTGCTCTGCCGGGTCAGCGGCGCCGTGGCCAGGTCGTAGGTCCAAGCGTAGATGTCCGCGCTCTGCTCCATCAGCGACAGGGTGATCGCCCCCGTCGGCGGATCGAAGGTGAATTTCTCGATCGAGAACGCCCGGTCCGCAAACCCGAAATCATCCAGCGTGACGGCCAGCATCTGCTTCGCCGTCCAGCGGATGCCGGCATAGCGGACGGGCACCTGGATCGCCTGGGCGGCGCGCGCGCGGCGCAGATAGATGGTCGCCAGGCGCTGCGCCATCGTGGCGTCGATGGTGAACGGCAGCGCGAGATCCGCGGCCCAGATCGTCTCGCCGTCCTCGGCCGCCGCCGCGGTGTCGATCACCGCGGGATACTCGGCCTCCTGCCAGCTGTCGGATGGATTGACGTAGGTGCCCTTCACCGCATTGAAGATGTCGGCGATCGGCGCCTTGGTCACCAGCTTGATGGAGCCGGCGAGGTCGGACACCTCCAGCGTGTCCGTCGGCGCGGAATAGGCGCCGGCATAGAGGCGATACGCGCCCTGCACATAGACCAGCGCGCCCGCGCCGCCGGCGGTCTCCATATCCGTCATGATGTCGATCGGCTTGCGGTCCAGCGCGACGACGCCGTGCATCTGATAGCGGGGCTGGAACACCGTGGCGCCCGCATCGAGCTGGACCTCTTCATCGCTCACATTGGCGGCGGCGATGAAGCTGTCGGTGTCGATCTCGTCATCCGCGCACTCCAGCCCATAGGGCGAGCGCAGATAGTCGAGAACGCACAGCGCCCAGTTGTCGCTGTAGCCCGTGGTGCCGGTGCGCGGATCGAGGATGTCGCTCTTGCCGTGGATCTCGGCGGCGACGTTGTTGAGGCCGGTGGCGAACTTGTCCTGGTTGAATTCCAGGCGAACATAGATGTAGGCGATCCCCAGCAGCTTGTGGTCGCTGCTCCAGCCGTCCGGGCTTTCGGAGATCAGGTCCGCATCCGCCGTGGTCTGTGTGCCGAGGTAGCGCTTGACGCGGACGAGGCCGGCCAGATCGCCATCGGTCACCATGCCGCCGCCATCGATGTAGACGGCGGGGATGCGGGTGTCATTGATCCAGAGCGCGTCGATCGACTGGATCGGGTGGCTGGCCAGCGGGATCACCAGGTGCAGATACCGCTGATCCGCGCCGGACGAGGCGGAGTAGATCTCCGGGCCGGAGACCTTGGCTTGCCCGTAGACCAGCGTGCGCACGCCGATCGTGGTGCGCAGAATTTGCTGCCGATCGGTGGGGCTGAGCGCTGCGGATTTAGGCTTCGTGCCGAGCAACGCGCCAAGCCCGGTGGTGACCGCCAGCCCGATCAGCCCGCCGACGATGGAGGCACCCGTGGCGCCGAGAATACCGAAACCGGTGAACACCGAGGTGCCGAACAAGGTGAGGCCGGTGCCCAGCAACCCGCTGGCCACCGTTCCAACGCCAAGCCCGACGACGGCGGCGAGAACCGGGGGCATGGCTCAGACCGCCCAGGCGCGCAGGGCGGTGGACGCGCGCACGAAGGCGAGGCGTTCAAGCCCCGGCGCTGCCACCGTCGGCCCGATCACCACACCCAGCAGGGTGTGGTTGGCCACGCGCACCAGCGCCAGATCCCCGCGCTGCGCCTGCAACGGCGGGATCTCGGTGGCGCCGAACGCCGCCAGGTGCTGCGCCAGCATGGCCTCCAGCCCGTCCGGCCCGATCACCGCGTCCGCCTCGTCCTCGGTGCTGTAGCGGCCCCGGAAATCCGCCAACGGGTCCCGCCCCGTCATCGCGATCACGGCATCGGCCGCGAAGGTGCAGCAATCCTGCGCGCCCCACACGAACGGATGCTCCCGGCGCGCGCTCACGAAGGCCGCCAGCTTCTCCGGCCAGTTCGGGCTGCGCGTGCGCCTCATCCCCGGAAACTCCGCGCCGGCCAGATCAGCGTCTTCTCGGTGGTGGACGCCACGAAGGCCAAGCCCTTGTCGCCGGGGTGCGCGCGCTGCTGATCCTCGTCCGTGTAGCGGCGGATCTTCGGGGTCTCCCACCGCGCCAGCCGGTTCTCCACCACCAGCTCGACGGTGGCCGTCGTGCCGAGATCCACGTTCATCTGGCTCATGCGCCCACGGAAGAAGACGATCGGATCGGCGATCACCGCCCAGGTTTCGCGGTCGAGGATCACCTCCCACAGCGTCGCCCGGCGGCCCTGATAGTTCTCGGCCACAGCCGTGCCGATCATGTCCCGCGGGACGCCGGACAGCGTCATGGTCAGGCCGTAGGCTTTCAGCTCGGTGCTCTCATCCACCTGCGAGATCGAACCGAGCCCGCCGACGCCAAAGAACTCCTGTCCGCCGATAATGACGCTCGCCGGCGAGCCGTTGACGCGCACCACGCCGGAGGAGAAATCCAGCTCGGCCGCCACGGTGCGCAGGACGACTTCGGCGGAAGAGGCGTCGATCGCCGCGTCGGAGAGATCGCGGGACATCAGAAAATCGCCTCCACGAAGGTGTTCTGGAAATTCCCGAAATCCCCGGTCATCCAGTCCATGCCGTTGGTGTCGTCGGCCAGCCGCCACAGCGCGACGGGCGCGGTCAGTGCCAGCGCGGTCGCATCCGCCGGCGGCCGACGGATCGCCGGCGCGATCGCCAGCGTGCAGGCGCCGCCCGACGGCGTGGCATCGGCCGTGACGATATGCAGTGCCGGCCGCCCGGTCGGGTCCGTCCAGCCGATCAGGTCGCCGTTGCGCGCGGCGTAGCCTGTGCCGCCCCAGCCGGCCGTCACCAGGGATTTGCCGGTCTGCCCGGCCCCGTTGATGTGGCCGCCCGTCGCGGTGCCCTGCCGCGTGAACGGCGGCGCCCAGGTGAACCGCCCCGCCTTGCCGCCGAGATCGACCAGGAAGGAAAGCAAGGAGCGCCACTCGGCGTTCTGCAAATTCTCGAACGTCACCTTCGCCATCCAGGCGGCGCCAGGCATCTCCAGCGTCTGCTCGGTGCCGTCGAACGGCGACTTCCCGCCGGATTGCGTGTTGGCGACGATGTCCAGCGTGAGGCTGCTCGGCGCCAGCACGTCGGAGGGGAAGCTGAGCACGGTCATGAACGCCTCCCGACGGCCTGCGCGTATTTCCCGCCCCGGCCGGCCTGGGCGATCACGCCGGCCTGCGCCAGCGCCGCGATGCCAGGCGTGCGGCGGTTGACGGCGTCGTCCACCACCGCATGCAGCTGTGCTGCCATCAACGCGCGATCATTGGCCGAGCCGACATTGCCGTTGAAATTGGCGTTGATAACGATGCCCCCAGACGGCCCCATCGCCGACATCTGTTCCGGCGTGAACACGCCCTCGCCCTTGCGCGCGATGATCGGCACTTCGTCCGAGCCGATCAGCCCGCCGGTGTGAAACCGCGGGGCGCCCTCGAAGATGGACATCGGGACATCGCGGGTGGCGCTCGGCGCGCCGATCACCCCGCCGGTGTGCCAGATCGCGCTGGTCAACGCGCCTTGCGACGACGGCACCGCCGCCGAGACCCCACCACCACCGCCGGAGATCAGGCTACCCAGTGACGGCAGCAGATTGGCGCCGGAGAGCCCGAGCGAATTGAGCAGCGGATTGACGATCGCCAGCTCGGCAAATTTTTGGATCAGCGTCTGCGCGACGGAGGTGCCGACCTTCTCCAGCGTCTGGAAGCCCAGCTGCCCCTGCGCGATGTCCTGCGCGATCTGCTGCCCGACCTGCTGGAACGCCTGGCTGCCTGCCTGCCCCACCGCCGCCCAGGAGTCCTCCTGCTGCTGCACCTGCTGGGTGGTGAGCGCGATCTGCTTGGCCTGGTCGCGATAGGCCAGCGACTGCTCGGTCGTCGTCGAGATGCCCTGGCGTTCCAGCGTCTGCCGCGCCCGCAGATCCGCGGTCTCGGTCGCAACCGTCTGCGCGTTCGCGCCGAGCAGCTGCTGGCGCAGCCGCAGCGTGTCGAGATCCTGGCCTTGCTGGTTGCCGAGCTGGGCGACGGCGCGGTGCTGCTGCGCGGCATCGCCGGCATTGACCGCATCCGAGATGCGATCCACCTCGCCATTGATCAGCGCCTTCAGCGCAGGGTCGGTCGCCGCCGCCGCCGCCGCGCGGAGGCCGACGGTGAGCTGGCGCACCTTCTCCACCAGCTCGGCCGCGTGCTCCGCCTCGAAGCCCTTCGCCGTCGCGTCCGCCAAATCCTTCGCCGCGAGTGCCGCCTCTTCCAGGTCGATCACCTGGCTCGCCGCCTGGCTCGCCGCCTGTGCCGCCGCACGGTTCAGCAGGGCATGCATCAGCGCCTCTTCACTGACCCCTGCTTTCGTGGCGGCCTCCGCGTGCGCCTGTGCCGCGGCGGTGGCTTGCAGCATCGCCACGCGCCCGCCGGTGGTCGCGGCCACCAGGTCCTTCGCCGCGGTGATCTCAAGGTCGATCCCCAGCAGCTCCTGCGCGCGGGCATCGGCCTCAGTGGCGATCGCCGTGGTGACGGCGCGGCGCTTGATCTCCTCGGCCGCCTTGGCGTCGACATTCAGGCCGGAGATGGCGTTCTCCGCCTCGATCTCGGCGCGAACACGCGCGCGATCCGGCAGCGAGGCCGCCAGGATGCGGCGCTGATCATCCCATGCCTTCGTGGCGTCGGAGACCACCTTGGCCTGGCGTTGCTGCTCGGCGGTCGACGCGGCCGCCGCACCCGTCGTGGACGTTGTGGGTGTGGCAGGCGCATTCGCGGCATCGCCGGTGATAGCGCCGCCCGCCAGCATGGCCTGCGCCTTCAGGTTGGCGATCTGCTGCTGCAACGCCGCCGCTGCCGCGCCACTCACAGTTGGCTGACCGTAGCTGTCCCGATCCGCAAGCTGAGCCTCAAGCCGCGCGATCTGGGCGTTCAGCTGACCGACCACCGTGCCAGAGCCGCCGCCCGAAGGCACCAGGGCAGCGAGCGCCTTCACGGCCAGCTGCAAGGTCTGCACGGCCGCGATCACGGCGCCGCTCTTGGCCACCGCGTCCATAAACCCATTCCAATCGGCCGCCAGATCCCGCAAAGCCCGGCTCATCTGCGTCAGCGACTGATCGTTCAGCCCGGTGATCTGCCGTTGCAGCGCCTCGAAGATGAGCTTGTTGGCGCCGACCTGGTCGCCGCTCTCCTTCATGGCGCGGACCTGATCGCGCTCGGAGGCGCTCAGCACGTTCACGACGTCGTCGAGCTTTCGGGCGCCGTCGTAGCCGCCAGTGAATGCCTCCTTCAGCTTGCCAAGGGCGGTGGGCACATCGATGCCCAGCGCCGAGGCCAGATCGCCGGCAAGCTTGATGGTGTTTTGAAGGTCAACGCCGCTCAGCCCCTGCGACCGCGCCAGGGCGAGGATCTCAGCTTGCGCGTCCGCCGCATCCAACCCGACGCGCTGCAGGCTGCGCGCATAGTCCTGCAGCTGCTGACCAGAGGCGACCGAGCTGCGGTTGGTGCCGGTGAGCGCGACGCCGAATGCGCGCTGCCCAGCTTCCAGCTCAATGACCCGCGCCGTCACCGCATAGGCGGCCACACCCAACGCCGCAAAGCCCGCGATCTCCAGCCCGATCGGCGAGAGCAGCGCCGCAAAGGCCGTCTTCACCTTCTGCGCCGCGAGGTCCACGACGCCGAGGCCGATGCCGGTGCTCTCGGCCACGTCGGCCACCTGGTGGCCCTGCTGGATCAGCGTCATCCACACCGGCTGGCCGCTCAGGATGCCGGCAGCGGCCTGGGTGAACTGCACGTTGAGCTGGCGCATGGCGAACGCCGTGTTGCCCGCCGAGGCCGCCATCTCCTTGTGCGTGTCGGCCGCAACCTTCGTCGCCTTGCTCGCCGTGGCGGCGCCGGTGCTCACCGCGGTCTGCGCGTTGGCCACGCCCTGCAACGCCGTCGTCGCCTGGCCGGCGCCGGCCTGCGCCGCCGTGCCAAGCCCGCGCAGGTCATTCTGCGCGCCAACCACCGTGGCCTTCATCTGGCCGGCCTCGGCGGTGATTTTCAGGCCGAGGTTGATCGTATCGGACATTCTACCTCTTCGCCGCCATGAGTTTCAGGGCCTCGCCTTCCATCACCTGGAGCCGGCCCAGCAGATCCTCGTCCAGGCCCAGCCCCAACGCGCCGGCGACGATCGGCAACGCGCCGTAGTCAAAGCCTGTGGCGGTGCCACTCATTCCGGCCCTGCGCCATTGCGTGCCCATGGCGCAGAACAGCCGCACAGCCGGCCAGTTGTCGGGCAGCACTTCGACATCCTCCGGCGCCGCGCCGCGGGCCTCGGCGCGCAGCCTGGCCGCGATTTCCGGCGGCAGGCCCAGGGCTTTGACCTGCGTGTCGATCCCGTCATCGCCGCCGCGCGCACCGCCCCGCACCCATGCCTGCGCGGCGGCTCTCAGTTTTTTAGGGGGGCGACCGTGGTGCTGCCGATATAGGCCGACCACAGCGCCAGGCTGAGGAACGGAATGCCCAGCGCGGTTGCCAGCGGCATTGGCACATCATCGTCCTGGACCAGGTCGAACAGCTCCACCACCGCCTCGGCCAGGATGGCTTGCACCGGGTTCGGCTCCGCCTCCAACGCCTCACGGCGCTCCTTGGGCAGCAGCTTGAAGCGGGCGCGAAACGCGCCGTCCTTGAAGCCGTCATCTGTGGGGTAGCGGACCGGCACGGGCCAGATCCACGACATGTCTTTGGCCATCTTGAGCATGCTCTGAAATTCCTCTCAGCGAACCGTGATCAGGATTTCGTCGTCGCCCACCGTGGGCAGCGGCTTGAGGTTGAACGTCACCATGGCGACGTCATCCTCGACCGAATATTTCGGGTCCGGCATCAGCTGGACGTTCGGCAGGTAGACGACGATTTCGTTGCCATCGAATTGGCCCTGCTGAAAACTCAGCGATCCCTTCAAGCCGCGCATCGCGGCGTCGACGAAATCCATCGTGAGCGTGGACGGCAGTTCCAGGGTGATGCTCGCCGTCGGCGCCCGCCCGGTGATCATCACCTCCTTGTGGTTGGGGATGTCGCGTACGGCGATGGTGTTGTTGTGCGTGTAGTTGAACGCCGAGAACGCGGGGGTGACGCCGAAGAAGGTCAGCGCGGAGGTGAACACCGAGTTGAACGGCGCGAGGTCGCCCCAGCCGGAATAGTCCGGGGTGAAGTTGTGCGTATCGATCGTCGAGTTGTGCCGCAGGCCCTGGATGTCCGTCTTGAGCATCGGCATTTCGCCCGCCTTGAAATCGACCGACCATGTGCCGCGCGCGCCGCCCATCAGGTGCAGGATGTTGTCGAGGTAGTAGGCCGTGGCGAGGCTCTCGAAGCCGGTGGACACCGGCGCGTAGGTCACTGATGTGCCGGCGTTGATGGTCTCCCTCATGCCGCAGGCGCGCATGAGATGGCGCCATCTCGGCGGCTGATCCTTGGTGCCGGAGCCCGCCATCACCAGCTCCGCCTGCATGCGCGAGCGCGGCACGGCCAGGGCGTGATCCTCGTTGCCCATGAACTGACGCAGCAGCTTGCGGTTGGCGGTGTTGGCCTCCAGCGGCAGGTAGGTGAAGCTGCTGGCCAGCAGGATGTTCGATGTCGGCACCGTGACGAAATCGTTGTAGGCCGCCTCGGTCTTCGCGAGCATCACCACGTTATGCGCATAGACGGTCATCAGGCGTGCTCCTCCTCGGGTTCAGGTGCCGGCGGCGGCAGGGGCGCCGGCGTGGCTACGGCCGGATCGGCCGGGATGGCAGCGGCCGGCGCGGCAGGCGGTGTCCACGGCGCGGTGGCCTCCTCCAGCACTTCGGTGCCGTCCGGCCCCACGCGGTAGGAGCCTCCTTTTTTGGTCATGCGATTGCTCCCGGTGCGGCGTGCAGCTGCACGGCCGTGGTGTAGGTTTCCATCCAGGCGATCGTGCCGCCCGTGAGATCCAGCAGCGCGCCGGAGGCGAGCGTCGTCGGCTCCCAATCGCGCGTCGGCTGCCAGCCGATCAGGGCAGCGCGGACAAGCTGCTTGAGCGCGTCGATCTCCGCCGAGGCCTGCGCGCCCTTGGCGTCGGCGACGTTGGTGGTGATCAGCACCACGCCGTAGGTCACGGCCAGGCGCTGGCGCACGGTGCCGAGCACGCGGTTCGGCCCTGCGGCCTCGCGCAGCACCATGACGTATGCGGCCGGCTGGCTGGCCACCGGCGGCGGCGCCTTGAGAGCCGCATACTTGGCAGCACCCTCCACCAGGCGCAGCGCCGGGACCTGGTCTTTGAGGTGCGCGATCGCCAGCTCGATCATGCCGGCGCTCCGCCGGTGATCTCGGCGAGCTTGCCGGTGACGATGGCGAGGATCTCGGTTTCGTCTTCGGCGTCCACCCCAAGGAACGGGCGGGCCGGGATGGTGACGGATTTCCGCAGGAAATGACCCGGCGTTCCGTTCGCCGACCAGCCATTGAAGGAGAGGCCCTTCGCCGTCTTGGCGCTGATCACGCCACCGAACTGGTGGATGCGGCCATAGATGACGTTGGTGCCGACGGTGACGCTGTTTGCGTCGGCCTGGCGCGTGATGCTGCCCATGAGCCGGCCGCTGTCGACCATCGTTTTTCCGCCGGCGAATTTCGCCCGGCCACTCGGCTTCCACGGCACACCGGCGGGGCCGTGCCCCTCGTCAAACCGCTCGGCGACCGTCTGCTGGAGATGCGCGCCGATCAGGTCCATCACATAGGTCAGATCATCCGCCGCGGCGGCGAGCTGCCCCAGCATGTCCTGCACCGCCGCGTCCTGGAACGTGGCGTCGATGGTGACGCTGGCGCCACTCATCCGAGATAGTCCGCAAGCCGGCAGCCATCCATGATCCGCGGCGGCGCCAACACGCGCACCTGCGGCGGGGCCGCGGCCGGCACGTCGCTGGCGTTCACCGGCGCGGCGCCAATCAGCACCGCGCGCCCTGCCGAGATGTCCTTCAGCACGTTGAGCGCGTCGACATAGGCTTGCCGGATCTCCGGCGTCGCCGCGTTGCCGTGCAGCTGATACCGCGTGATGTCGGCCTGCATGGTCACCAGCAGCGCCGGCGGCGGAGACACCGGCACTGCGTAGCGCCCGGCCAGATACCCGTCGATCAGGCTCGCCGCATCAGCGAGGCGTGCGCCCACCACCGCGCCGTCGACCGCGCCCGTGCCCTCGCGATCGGTGAGCTGCAGCAGCTCATCGATCCCGAAGCGCGCGATAAGGTCGGACTGGGTGGCGTAAGCCATCAGGCCGGCTTCTTCTTGGCGGCCTTGGCCACGGGCGTGACGACGGCGTCGTCGGGCGCCACCTCGGCGGCTTCGACGTCCAGCAGCTGCTGCGCCGCGTCGTCAGCGACGTCGATCACGTCGCCCGGCACGTAGTCGCGGTTGTCATGCTGGACGTTGGTTTTGAGGGTGAGTTTCATGGTTTAGGCCACCACGTTCTGGAGGAAGAAGCCGAGGTCGGGCGCGGAGACGATTTCCTTCACGCTCTCGCCCACGCGCACACGCTGCCCGCCGCGCATGCTGATGTTGCTGTCCGGCAGGGCGCCGGCGATGCGGTCGCGCCACTGCGCCGTCCAGCAGAAGCTGGCGCGGTTGCCTGCCGGGTCCATGTTCGGGTCCCGGTAGATCAGCGCCATGTGCTTGCCCCACACGCGGGACATGCTGGCCGTCTGGCCGCGCTTGGCGGAGTTGAAGAAGCCCTCGCCCACCAGCAGGTCGTCCAGTTCGAACAGCGCCGCGATCGCCGCCGCGCTGACCAGGCCGGCATCGCCGGCGTTGCCCAGCACCGCCTTCACGATCTTTGGATGCCCGCGCAGCTTGGTGTAGGCAGCGCGGCCGATGACGCCGACGTTCGGGCGCATCACCGGCGTGTCGATCGCGCCGGCGATCGCGCCGATCGGGTCGGAGTTGACGTAGTCGCTCCACTGGCTGGTGCCGGAGAGCGTGGTCTGGTTGCCCGAGGCGTAGGTGCCGCTGGCGAACAGGAGGCTCGCCACGCGGCGCTCGCGGTCCAGCATGATCAGGTCGGTCACGCCCTCGACGGCGCGCAGCACCGGATCATGGCCGGCGGGCGCGTTGTCGATGTCGTTCTGCGGGATCGGATCGTCCAGGCCGTAATCCACGGTGGAGGCGGTGGTCTCGGTGGCGGTGAATTCCACTTCGTTCGGCTTGGAGCGCCGACCCACCCGCGTGTCGCGGATGTTGAACGCCTCCTCCATCTTATGCGTCCAGTATTTGAAGGACTGCACGCCGACGGGCAGGCGCGGGCTCACCATGTCGGCGATGAACCGCGTGTTCCGGTATTTGACCGCAACCGCGGTCAGTTCCGGATTAACGGGAAACGGTGCTTGGCTCATGTGCGGTGGTTCCTCAGCCCTGCGTCGAGGCGGGCGCGACGATGACGCGGAAGATGTCGCCGGAGACCGCGGCCTCGAAGGCGACACCGATGATGCGGTTGTTCACGCCAGCGGCCGGCGCCGCGGTCACCGCGTTGCCGGATGCATCCGACGTGAGCAGATCGCCGGCCGCGATGGTGCCGCCGGCGGTGGTGTCCACCAGCCCGCCGAAGCAGACGTCCATCCGGTCGCCGGAGACGCAACCGCCGGGCTGCATGTTGACGCCGATCAGCTTGTCGGTGGCGGCGGCGGCGGCGACGTATTGCCCGGCAGTCGTGTCGGGCTTGACGATCGCCCATTGCGGCACGGTGCCGCCGGCTACGACCGTCTTGATGAGGATGGGGTTCAAGCGGAGGCTCCTTTTCCGGTGACGGCCCTGACGGCGTCGATGTTGCTGACGGTGAAGCCCAGCTTGGACTGGCGCTCCTGATAGGCGGTGGCGGCGGCGGCGATCGCCACGCCGTCGGCGTCCTCGGGCAGCGGGGCGATGTCGCCCGCCACTTCGCGGAACTCGACCACCTTCGGCCAGGCGCCGAGCAGGGCGCGGAACTGATCGCGCTCGGTGCCCTTCGCGCCCTCGGCGAATTCCACCACCTCGGCCGCATCCAGCCGCGCCATGAAGGCGAGCGTCGCGGGCCGCAGCGCCGGCAGGAACCGCCCGGCGGTGATCTGCGCATCCAGGAAGGCGGCATCGTCCGCGGCGCGGGCTGCGGCGTCGCGCTCGGCGAACGCAGTCTCGCGTGCGAGAAGCGCCGCCTCACGCGCCGCCAGCTCGGCGGCCTGGGCCGCCGAAGGGGCGGCCGTATTCTCGACCATGGTGGTATCCTTTGGTTTTGGGGGAGGTTCGCGGTAGCTCGGCAGAACAGCTGGATCGTCGTCAGGCTCCAGCGCTTCCTGGGCGGCGGAGGCGACCAGGTTGTCGATCGAATAGCTGGGCAGCACGGTGTCGGCCTTCTCCTGGCCAACCTGGGAGATCATCCAGTCGCGCAGGCCGCGGAACAGGCTGGCGATGGTGCCGATCGTCATTGCGTCGTCTTCGTCGAAGCTGATGATGCCCTCGTCCGACGCCGCGAAGGCGATCGGCTTGAGCCCCTTCACCGCCGGCGGCTGCGCGCCGAGGAAGCCGACATGGCGGAGGTAGTAGACCCCCGGCTTCGGATTGCCCGGCGCATCCGGCGCGTAGAAGGACGCGGACACTTTTTTGAACCGCCCCTTGCGGACCATCTCGGCGAATGCCGGGTCCACCTGGCCGGGCGTGGCGGCGAGGCTGGTGCCGGCGAGCGCGAGGCCGGTCACCCAGCCATAGGCCGGCGCGTTGTCCTTCGGATGGCCGACGACGATGGGCGCCTCATGCAGCGCCACGTCATAGGCCGACGCCGTGGCCGACAGATCGGCCTCGGTGAAGGCGATGGTCTGGCCCGACATCGCGGTGTGCGTGCCCGGCCGGAAAATTTCGATCGGCTTCATGCTGCCCTTGCGCTTGATATCGCGAGGGGGCACCGTATTGAGGTGGTCGAACGGGTCGCAGGCTGACAACTGTCAGCCTCCTCGGGAGCCAATACCCCCCTTCATCAGACGCGCCCGACAGAACGCCGCTGTCGGGCGCCACGCGGCCGATGGGGGCTTATTGGCGCATTGGTTTACAGGCCGCTCTTATGGCCCTACCCGCGCTCTTAAAGGCAAATCCAAGGGTGGGGTCCCTTTAACCGGCTGCCGTCAGGCCTCTTCCATGCATTTCGGGCAGTATTTCGTCCTCGGCCACATAGTGGGCGTGAACTCCCTGCGGCAGCCCATGCACTTCTGGAAGACCACGCGGCCGGCCTTCGCGGGTGGCGCAGGCTTCAGCGCAGGTGGCTCTTCCGGCAACGGCTCAGCTGAGCCGGGTCGTATCGTCGGCTTCACGGATACGACTACCTGATCCCACCGTTCATCCTGCCATCCCCAAGCAGCTTCGGGGATGCAGAACGCCGTCGCTAGCCGTTCAAGTGCGAGGGGTGTGGGGCGCAGCGAACCGCGCTCCCACTTCGACACGAGCATCTTCGAGAAGCCAAGAAAGTCGGCTACCTGCTGCTGTGAGAAATCCCGCCGGAGCCGAAGAACCTTGATGCGTCCGGCAACCTGCATCCCTTTTTGACCGAGTGGCTTCACGCCTGTGGCTCGACCCGCGCGAGATCCCGCAGAAGCTCCATGGCGGGTTTGTCGCGTAGATTGTAGTTCGCGGCGAAGAACATGATCGTCGCAATGAGATCATGAGCAGAGGAGCCCGTCCGGTCGGGGCCGAGCGCCTTCGTCAGGATATCGTTGATCACCAGCCGGTGGCCGGGGGCGTTGTCGTTTGCTGCACGCATTTTCATCTCCAGGCGGCTTTCAAACCGCGTTTGTTTGATCGCGCGCAGCCGGGGGTTGAAAGCCCGTGGAGAACGGGTCCGATGCCCTTTAGGCTTGCGCCCTGGACATGCGACACCGGCCCCCGGCCAATGCGATCTGGTGTGTTGCGTCATAGGAACTCCAAGCGGCTTTCAACCCGCATGAGGAGTCTAATCGCCGGCGCAGCGATCTCGCAATCGAATTCTCAGCGAGGCTCCGGTGGAATTTTCACCCCGTCTGCGCTATCCTGCCTTCGGGGCAGTCACCGCCGGCAAGGGCCGTCCTGATCACTACGCGGCGGTGCGGGTCTGGTGGACGGATCACCTGGACCTGCCCCTTACCCTTCCCCTCGCGCATACAGCCTCACCCCGAAGCGGCCCCGCAGATCGAGATAGTCGGCGGGGTTGGGCTTCGCCGCGGTCGCAGCAGGCGGGAAGATGGTCAGCCCACCCCACGTCTTGTCACTGCCCCACTCGAACGCCGCCAGCCCGCCTGCCGGCTGGCCGTCCAGCGTGAAAAGCCCCAGCGCGCGGCGGCGGACCACCACCGTTCCGTCCTTCAGCACCTCCAGCGACACCCAAATTTCGTCCGGGTCCTTCAGCACGTCGGCCAGCACGCGGAGATAGGGTTTGCGCCCGCCCTTATCCAGCTTGAGGAAGCCGGAGGCGTCGCGGAACAGGTCGCCGCTGATCCCCAGTGCGCCGCCGGCTTGATCGATATGTATGGCAGCGCCACCCGGCGCCACGCCGAATTCGGCGAGGAAGGCGTTGACCGCATCGGTGTCCGAAACATCGGCTGGTAGCATCCGCGCAGGATCGAACGCGCGGGGGGCGGGCAGCGGCGGCAGATCCTCGGGCGCGATCGGCGGCGCTAGGCTCTGGCGCGCGGCAAGGAACCGCGCCGCGGCATCCTGCGCGATCGGCGCCACGAAGCCCTGCGCGAGATCGTCGGCGAGCTGCGGCACGAAGGGCGCCTCCAGCACCGCGCCGGGGTTGTGCTCGAAGCTCGGGTCGATCCCGTAGGGCACCGCCTTCAGCCCCTCGCCAGTGCGGTCGTTGACCACCGTCGGCACCAGCCCAGGCCCGGCCGGCGAGGCGTCGACTTTCCAGCCCTTCCGCACCAGGTCGCGATCCGAGAGGCTCATCACCGTGCAGCGGCAGTTCCAGCCATTCGGCGGGAAATGCGTCTGCCACCATTTGTCCTCCACCGGCAGGATGGTCCCGTTCCATGCCCGGTGCGCCGGGCGGGTGCGAGCATCGAGCACAGCGACGTAGCGGATATATGGGCGGTCTTGCTTCACCCGCTGGATCTGCTGCCACTTCCCGGCGGCGTAGGCGCTGCGGATGTTGGTGTTGAGGATGATGGCCGCGCGCCAGGCCGGCTTGCCCTTGTAGGCCCACTGGTGCTTCGCCGCGATTGCCTCGAACACCGGCTGGAACTGCTGCACCGTCTTGCCGTTTTCCAGATGGTCCAGAACCGCCGCCCCGAGATCCGACAGCAGCGCATCCTTCCACGCGCCGGCGACTGCGAAGCCGACGCTGTTCACCCGGCCATACGTGTCCGTCCACGTCGTGCTCGGCAGCTGCGTGCCGAGCTTGGCGCGCAGGAAGTCTATCGCCTCGGTGAAGGGAAGGCTGGTACCGGAAACCGGGGCAGGTGCGTCAGACATCGCCGCCCGGCGGCACAATCCTGTTCTGCAGATCCAGCCGCCCGGTGAGATCGCCCACCGCCAGCGCCTGGCCGATCAGCCCCGCGAGATCCTGCGTGGTCAGTTTCGGATACAGCGCCAGCAGCCCATTCGCGATGTCCTGCATGCTCTCGGCATGCTCGACCAGCGCGCCGAGCTGGTCGATCCAGGCGCCCACCGGATGCGCCGAGAGCGGCCCGGCCTGCGCCGTCAGATCATCCGCCGCATCGTTCGGGCTTGCCGGCACCGCCGGCGCCTTGCGCGCAGCCTTGCCAGCCTCGGCGAACAGCGCCTCCAGCGCATCCTGGCTCGGCGGCGCGGCCGGCGCCGGCGTCGCCGGCACCCAGCCCTCGCCGTAGGTGGCGGCGATGTATTCCGGCGTCGGCTTGTAGCCGAGTGCGACGATCTGCACGTCCCGCTGCGCGCGGGTCAGCAGATCGTCCGGCACAGCGACATCCCACATGATCGCGGGGTAAGGCAGGCCGGAAGCCTCGTAGCCCGGTAGGTTGAGATCGACGATCCAGCGCACCAGGCTGCTGTTGAGCGTGTCGGAGAGATCGTCCGCGTCCGCCTTGGTCAGCTCCAGCCGCACCTCGTTGTGCACCTGGCCGAGCGCCCGGTTGCCGCCAGAGCTGCCGCCCTGGGTGGTCAGTGTCTCGCCAAGGATCGCCTTGGTGATCTCCCCGTCCATATACATGGCGAGGCTCTCATAGGCGTCGAACGTGCCGCTGCGCTTGGCCTCCAGCAGCTCGATCGCCATGCCCTCGGGGATCGCCACACCCGCCTCGCGGCTGATCGCGGTGAGCGCCTCCACCAGCAGGCGCTGCTGATCCTCCGTCGTGCCCACCGGATAGTGCCCCAGCGCCGTCGGCTGGCTGAATTTGTCCAAGCCGGACATCCAGAAGCCAATGCCCTGGCGCTTGAAGAACACCGGCCAGAACAGCCGATGCCCCAGGCCCAGCCCCCACGGGTTCTCGTAGCTGTCGCCGAACCGGTGCACCACGAATTTTCGGTCGGGGATGGGGATGCCGTCAATCGGCGACGTGCGGGTCAACATCCGCAGATCCAGGGACGTGCCGCCGCTCTCCTCCTGCCCCTGTTCATCCGGCGTCTTCACCACGGTGAAGGTGAACCTGCGCGGGTTACGGCTCAGCAGCACGCGGGGCATCAGGGTGTTTCCGCGGATCACCCACATCACCTCGCCGACCGACACGCCGCTGAGCAGCGCCCGCAGCATCTTGCGTGTGCCTTGCGTGAAACGCATGCCGTTGAACGCCGCGGCCGCCAGGTCCGCCGCCTGCTGCGCCAGGGCGTTTCCTTCCACGCCGGCCTCGACCTTCCATTCCCGCCCGGCCAGCGCGGAGACGCGCTTGTCCAGGCAGGTGGCCACCTGCGGGTCTCGCAGCAGCTCGTCATACAGCGCCAGGCCTTTGCCGGCGCCGCGCGTGCGGATGATCTCATCCTGGGTGAGGACGCGGTCGCCATAGAGCCACTGGAACGGATCGGTCTGCGCGATCGCGACTTCGGCTTTGATCTCGGCCGGGACTTCTTCAGCCATGCAATCTCTCCCGGTGTGAGGGGGGCCGGTCGCCGGGCGGCACCAGGCGGTGCGGGCTGAGCGGATCGTCCGGGTTGGTCGGTGGCCGCAGGTGCGCCGGCATCTGCTCGCGATACCTCCAAGCCAGGCGCACGATGTGCTGGCGGTGGCGATCCGTGAAGGCGAAGCCGCCTGCGATACGCTCCTCCATCCCCAGCACGAACAGCCGGTGCGACAGGCTCCGGAGCCGGCCGATCGCGGCCAGAGCCCGCACCGTCACCGCCAACGACGCGTCGATCGCCGCCTGGACGCGCGCGGCGTCGTCCTCGGCGCTGTCCGGCACGTCCATGTGGAACACATGCAGGCTCATCGCAGCCCGCCCATGTAATCGCCCATATCCGCCGTCGCGCGGCCGGTGCCGACGATCTCGAATTCGATCGGCACGATGTTGCTGCGGCTGGCGGCGTAGGCCAGGCATGCCGCGATCGCCGCGTCGCCATGGCGCTGCAACTCCGTGCCCGTCCCCAGCCGCTGCGGAATGCGCGCCACGCCGCGCACCAACGACAGTGCGCGAATGTCGGTGAGGATCTCGCGATCGCGCGGGATGGCGATCGTGCCATCCTCAAACGCCGCCTTGAACGGCGGCATGGCATCCCGATACCAGGCCTCGGAAATCTTCACCTGCAGGATCCGGTTGCCGAACCGCTGGGCGGTCACCTCGGCGAGATAGGCGCCGTTGCCGGTCGCATCCAGCGCGCCGGCGAAGAGCAGCGGCGAGCGATCGGCGATGTAGAACAGGATCTGCCGCTGCTGCTCAAACGGCACGCCGCGCAGCTCCACCACGAAGGGCGTGCGGCGCACCAGGTCCCGCCCGAGCGCCAGCGGCCAGATCACCGTCAGGTCGCCGGAGCGGCCGAAATCCTCGCCGAAGCAATGCCGATCGCCTGGATTGAGCGTGGCCAGCACGGGCGCCAGGTGCGCCTCGCACCAGCCCAACGCCTCGGCGCGGCGCAGATGGTCCGGCCACTCCGTAAAACTCGGCGCGCACGCCCAGCGCAGCACCGGGATATCGTCCTGCATCCGCGCCTCGATCAGCGGCGCCGGGATGTAGGAGCCGGTCGACGCCGAGGGGATGACGAACAGTTCCTCGTCGGCCTTGTCGCCATAGATCGCGATGATCTCCGCACGCCATGCGGCCTCGGCGTCGGGCGACCAGGTCTTGCCCTGGGTGAGGCAAATCCGCTGGTAGAGCCCATCCGCCAGCGCGTCGTCGAACGTCGTGCGGCCAAGGCAATAGGGTTTCCGCCCGGCGCGGATGTCCTGCACCAGGATGTTGAACGGGTTGGTGTCGCCGTCATGCGTGGAAATCACCACCACGCGCCCGCCCCAGATCAGCAGGGCGAAGGCAGCGGTGAGCAGCGCTGCCAGATCGTCGTGGAAGGCCGCCTCATCGATGATCACCAGGCCCTGCATGCCGCGCAGGGCGCGCGGCACGGAGGGCAGCGCCAGCACCTTGAAGCCGGACGCGAAGGAGATGCGGAAGGCGCGGATATCGCGCTCGGGATGCTCAGGATCGGTGAACAGATACTCCGCAACCTCGGCCGCGGCCGGCTCGATCTGGCGCGCCCACTCGGCCACGTAGTCGATGAACTCGCGGGCCATTTCCAGGTTGTAGCCCATGTAAAGCACGTCATCTCCGCCGGCCGACTTCGCCGCCGCCGCAACCATCGCCGCCACGCCCGCCGCCGCCCAGGAGAAGCCGGTGCGGCGCGATTTCTCTTCCACCACGACTTGCTCGGTGAAACAGGCGCGCGCGAAGCGCTGCTGGTAGAGCAAGAAGACGTCGGGGAGCGCGGTCATGGCAGTGCTCGGTCGAAAACGGCCACCACCTCACGTAGCCGGGCGATGTAACCTTGCGACCGCGCGATCTCTTCGGCACTCAAATCCGTGCGGGCAACTCCCAGCCAATGCGCGTGAGCGTCGGCCGTGCGCAGAATGGCCCCCCGCGCATATACTGCCTGCTCCATGCTCATTCTGAGGACGAGCTTGCGAGGCCTCAGTGGGCGCTCAGCCATGCGTCACCACCAGCACCAGGCAAAAGCCGATGGTCCAGATCGCGACGCCGGCGCCGATCAGCCCTGCAGCAATCAGCCAGTCCCAGCGGCTATTCATCTGCCCTGCGCTCGGCCAGGAGGCGGTCACGTAGCGCATACCCTGCCAACGGCCAGAGCTGTCGGATTGCGTCCTCGTAGGCGAATCTCTCGCCCAACGCGGCGTCGAAATTCTCCGGCGAGGCGGGAGCGCTCTTGCCAATCACGACGAAGCCGTTGCGCAACACCAGGATGCACACCGAGAGGACCTTTAGCTCCGGGGGGCAGTGATCCCCCATCGCGAGAACGGCCTTGTCCGCGGTGAAGCCATACTCAAAGGCGACGCTGGCTTTCAGGTCTTGGAGGGTGACGCGCGGCGCGACGGCGACGGCTGCGGCTTCGCGGTCGGATTGCTCAATGCTCATGCTGCTGCCCTTGTGCTGGTGAGGCGTCATGCCTTCACCCCGAAAATCCCGGCCTTGATCGCCTGCAGCGTGTCCGCGGAGATCCCGCGTTCGCGGCCGACGCGTTCCACCTCGCGCGCCGCAGCCCCCTTCGCGGCCTCAGCCGCCTTGGCCTCGGCCGCCTTCATGAATTCGATGTTGCCGCGCGCGGCCGTCGTGATGTCCTTCAGCCCCTTGGCCAGCTCGCCGACGCTCTTCGGCGACAGCTCGGCCTCCTCGCCGTCGTCGGGCATCATCAAATCGAAGATGTGCGTCTGCAGCAGCTCGGTGAGCACCATCATCTGCTGGCTGCCCGGCGCGTCGCCCAACTCCTTCGCCACCGCCACCGCCATCTCGCGGGACCGTGTCAGCCGCTCCCGCAGCCGCGCGCCCTTGGCGGCATAGCGCCCCAGCGCCGATCGGCTGGGCAGCTCGGCGGACGTGGCGCCCGACAGCGTGCGCAGATGCGCCAGGATACGGTCCAGGCTCACCTTCTGGATCAGCAGCCGGTCGATCTCGGAGCGGATTTCCTCGGGCAGCGTGTCGATGGTGCTGGGGGTCGGCATTTCAGCCGAACCCCTTGGTTCGGCCGCGGCAGCCCATCGCGCTGTGATGTGGCGAGAGCATCAGAGAGGCTCCGCGCGCTTCACACCCGGAAAGCTGCGCCCGCGCCGCACATCGTCGCCGGCCGGGGTCAGCACCGCCACCCACAGCTCCCCCGTGGTGGGCATCGGCAGCCGTTCCACGCGCACCAGCCCTTGACGCTCCAGCCAGGTCAGATGCGCGCGCACATCGTCCTGCCCCACGGTTAACGCCATCGTGGTCAGGGCCGCTTTCAGCACGCTCTCATTGAGCCGGTAGCCGTCCGCTTCGCCCAGCGTGCGCAGCACGGCGAGGCGCTGATCCTCGCGAAGTATGTCCTGCAGGCTCACGGCTTCGCCTCCCGCAGCCCGTTCTCGATCAGCAGGCGAACGTCATGCGCAAGCTGGGTGAGGTTGCTGTCGATCCCCCGCACCGAGGCGGAAACACCGGAGATCCCGGCCTCCACCGCCGACAGCCGGTTGGTCAGGTCCTTCACGTCCTGCCGCGTCGGCATGGCCTCGATCCTCCGTTCAACGTCGGACACCCGCGCATCCAGCTTGCCGTGCCCCACGCTCAATTCCTCGTGCGCCGCCACGGTGACGAACTCGCGCCGCAGCGCGCCGCGGATCAGCTGCATGATCACCGCGCCGGCCGCGCCGAGCACGGCGACGGCGGCGGCCAGCGTTTCCCATCCGAACGTCAACGTCACTGCATGCGGCTCCGGGTCGTTCACTTCGCGGGGGCGGGCGCGGGATCGCCGCACAGCGCGGAGACGGCGGGATGCAGGACGGTGATGTCCTCCTCCGCCAACTGCGCGCCTGTGGCACCCGCCGCGGGCGCCAGCACGACGGCCACCGGTTGCAGCCGTCGATCGGCCTCACATGCTTTGGCCACCTGGTCCGCCGTGCAGGCGGACAGCAGGCCGGCCGCCAGCACCAGAGCGAGCAACGCGGAGGCGGTCACCCCCGGCGACGGCCCGGCCGAAGGCGAGGCGGAGACCACGCCGTCCACCGTCGTCGGCGCCCGCAGATGCGCGACCAGGTGCAGCACGCTGTAGACGAAAACATAGGCTTGCGAGCTGGCGGCCGTCGGCGCCGGCAGCGCCCGCATGATCACGGTCGCGATCGTCACCGCCGCCGCGAAATACGGCATCAGGTCGCCGAGGGTCACGTTCGCCACCGGCGCCAGCGTGGCGGCGACGACTGTGTCGGCATGTGCCGGAAACCAGGCGAGCGCGCCTGTGAAAATCAAAGCGAACGCCAGGCAACGAAGGGCCAATCTGGTCCAGATGTGGTTCACGCGACTTCTCCGGTGATGAGGGTTTTGAAGGCTTTGTCGAACTCCTGGGCGCGGACCAGGCGGCGCGCGGCGCGCCCCGTCCAAACGGTCCCGAACACCGCGAAGCCCTGCGTGCCCTCGTAGGCGCGCAGCTGTGCGGTATGCAGTTGCTGGATCAGCTCGCCCGGCCAGGCCGTGCCCACGGCGGCGAGCGTGTGGGGACCAATGACGCCGTCCAGCGCCGTATCCAACAGGCCTTGCAGCAGCCGGACTGAGGCGGAGATACCCGCGTTCACCCCATGGTCGAACACCATCAGGTCCACCCCGGCCGGCAGCCGGTCACCCAGGATCGTGTTCCAATACCGGGCGCGATAGATCGCCGATGCCGTCGGGATATCCATCCGCTGCATGGCCTGCGCCACCGCCGTCGGCGTGGAGGGCAGGCCGGCATCGCGCAGCCACAGCGCCAGCGTGGGCGCCGAGATGCCCATGTTCGATCCCACCAACTTGCCACCCAGCCAGTTGCCCTTGTCGTGCGGGTTCAGGCTCATCCCGCCTTCCTCGGCGAGGGTGAAGGCGAGGCACTGATCGTATTTCATCGTCGCTCCAGCACGGGGCTTGCCGCGACGATCCGCGGGCGCCATGCTCGGAATGTCCGATGCAGCCCCCTGAAGGGGCAGGCTGACAGGTGTCAGCCCCCGCCCAAACGAAAGGGGCGGAGCATCGCTGCCCCGCCCCCGTTCCGGCCAGTTTCGCCGCCGATCAGGCCGCGAACTTCACGTCCATCAATTCCTCGGCGACGGCCTGCACCGTGCCGCCGAGCAGTTCCAGGATCGTCGCCAGCCCGTTTGGCGGCACCAGCGCGATATCCTTGTCGTCCAGCCGGTCCAGCATGACGGCCAAAGCCTCCATGCCCGCCGCCGCGTCCAGCAACCGCGAGACCGCGTCAGGCATGGTGCGGCCGTCCGCGCGCGTGCAGCTTCACCGCCTCCCACGAATAGCCGATCCTCCGGGCATCGCGGGCGAGATCGCGATATCCTCGGTTCACCTCGCCTTGCGTCTGGCGCAGTCCATCGAAACGGTCCGCCAGATGGTCGAGTGACGGATCAGCCGAGAGCGAACGGGCGCCGGTCCGGAACTGCTCAACGGCATCGCGAGCCGGATGGCCTGCCTCCAGAAGCGACGCCATCTCATCAAGCAACCGCACCGTCTCCAGTGGCAGCGGATAGGTCCCAGGTAGAGCGAGACGCCCTTGTGACGGACGCCGCACCACGCGGCCTTCGATCAGGTCGAGAACCCAGCGCCGGAATGCCTTCGCTTCCGGTGTGCGGGCGAGGAGGGCAAGCAACCGCGCGCCTCGAAGAGAAAATACGCGGGTTTCCTGCATGCCGCCGGCGGTCGGAAGGGTCACAATCCGCATCTCATCCGCGGTGAACTCGTCGGCGTTCCGCGTGTAGAGGAGATGGATATTGCGCTCATTCTGATAGCCAAGGGGATGATCAAGTTGATCCCCCCTTAACCACATCTGCCCGCCCATCTGGAGCGCCTCAAGCGGGTGCGAATTGAAGGTCAAAGTCGTCGTTGTAATGGTCATGTCAGGCTCCTGTTCGGGAACCCCGCGATGGGGTTCCGGGTGTTCGAAAGTTGCGAACAGGAGCAACCGCGCACGTCTTTGGGCTGGGCTTGCGCCCCTCCTTGGACATTCACGTGCGCCACCCGGAAGATGGGGACCCCGCTTCGCAGGGGCTGGCGCCTGTTCACAACCACGCCAGAGACGGTTTCGACGCCGCGTCTGTCGCACGCAGGACGTTGCGCCAGGCGTGGGGTTTCGGTCAAGCTCCATGGATGGAGAACCCGGAGGACCTCCCCGAGCTGGTGATGTCGCAGGACGAGTTCCGTGCGTGGGTCACGCCGATCTTCTCTGCCTGGTGTCGGCGCACGAAGCTGCTCGACGTCAGTCTGGTCGAACATCTCGTCTCGACGCTTCTGACCAACAGCATTCCCAACAAGCTCAGCGAGATAGCCCGCCAATTCCGGGAGATCGGACCTCTTATAACGCCCCAGGAACGCGCTGATCTGGGCTTCAAGGGCCGCAAAAACTTCGGAAGGACCTATATCGACGCGCTGACGGAGCGCGGCAGGCAGGCGATTGACTACCCGGCGGCGACCTTGGCATCCGAGTTCTCGACCTCCCTCAGCCGGGAATTCCAACGTCGGCTCATCATCTCCGAGGGGTCGCCTGCCCGCATCATGATCCGGGGTGGGGCCAAGGATTGCGCCGCAGCTGCTCAGTTTGCGAGGCGGACCTTTCCGAACCAAATCATGCCGAATTTCCCTTTGGCGGCGTGCGACGCGGATCATTGCCGGTGCAGCTACACACGCCCTCCGCCCGGTGAATATGCCTTCGCACCAGCCCCGAGCTTTCCGGCCGGACGGCCCTTCAACGTGCCGCCGAGACGTATCGAAAAGGGACCGCCGGTCGCCGCTTCCATCCCTCCCGAGGACAAGAAGAGCAACACAGGTTGCGCCGTGGCCATTCTTGTGGCCTTGGGCGTGATTCTGCTGGTGGCGAAGCTTCTCGGTTCCCATCGCTAGAACACAAACCGCCCCTGCCGCGCCGCCTCGGCCTCGCGCACCTTCGCCCGCGCCCGATGCACATCCCGCACATGCATCCCCACCGCCGCCGCGATCGCCTCCGCCGAGCGCCCGGCGGCCGTCATCTCCCGCACCGCCGCCACCCGCTGCGCGCGGACGGCGTTCGGCCCCTTCGGCACCACGATCCGCTCCAGCTGGTCATGCCGCGCGATCAGCCAGGCCAGCACCTCAACCCCCACGGCGGAGGCCACCGGGTGATCCGCCCGCGCCGCCTTCGGCAGGTGCAGATACCGGCCGCCGAACCGCCGCGCGAAGGCAAGCGCCACATCCAGGCCGAACGCATCGGCCATCTCGCGCAGCAGGTTCGGCAGCCAGGGCCTGTCCACCGCCTGGGGCATTCAGGCGGCGGCGTCCTGCGCCCGCACCGTCACGGTCAGCACGTGCGAGATCTGCGCGGGCCGGTTGCGCCACACCAGGCGCACGCGGATGCGCCCGCCGTCCAGGAACCAGCCCTTCGCCAACGGCGCCAGGATGCAGCCCATCTGCAAGGCGAGCGCATGCACATGCGCCGCCCCGCCATGGACCGCCACGATCGCCTGCGCCTCAACCCGCATGACGGGCCTCCTCGCGCGCCTTCCACGCCTTGAGCGCCTCGGTGACGGTGTTGGCCTGCTCTGCAGTCAGCCACTCCGGATTGTCGACGCCGGTCTGCCGCTTCACAAAGGCCGTGAGCGCCTCGCGCGAGGGGGTGCGCAGATAGGGTTTCAACTCCGCCCACAGCTTGAACACCTTGCGCACATGCGGCTTGCCGGAGGGCTTGAACAGCGGCTTCACGCCGAGCCGCTCGAACTCCTGGATCACCGCGCGCAGCTGCGGGAAGTCCATAAGCGTACAGCTGTCCCGCCCGGTGACCCGCAGCAGGATCGCCCGGTAGCTGTCGTCGACCAGCGCCAGCTCCTTCTTCGCCACATGGATGCGCGCGATCAGCGCCGTCCGCATCCCGCTATCCCCGCCGCCCCGCCGCCGCGCCCGCGCGGCCCCGCTCATCATGGCACCACCCCCTGCGTCGGCAGCGGTGCGCTTGCACCGTGAGAGACGGGCGCCAGCTCATCGGCATGAGGCAGCACCTCGAACTCCTCGCGCTGGCTGATCGTGATCCAAGCGACGCCGCGCACGGCATCCGGCTCGGCGAGGATCGCCTCCTTGTTCACCTCCTCCTTGACGCGGATAAGTCGCGTCAGCTGCAGCGCGCGCAAGGTCTCCAGCACGGCCTCGACGTTCCTCACCGAGACGCTCGCCGGGGTCATCCGCCAGCGCACCTCGCCCGTCGAAAACGCCACCGTCTTGCGCTTGCCGCCCTCGGTGATCGCCTGCCGGTGGACGGAGCACCAGATCTCGACGCCCTTGCTCAGCGCCACGATCTCGGCGCCGATCGGCTGCGCCTCAGCCTCGAACCGTTCCCGCACGGCTGCGATCTCGGCCGCCATCCCCGTCTCAAGCAGCGCGCGAGCGCGGATGCGCTCCCCGATCGCGGCGATATCCCGCGCCACGTCCTCGCGGCTCTGCGGCACCGGCACGTCCGCCGTCGCTGCCTTCGCGCGTGTCTTCCCGTTCTTCTTGGCCATGCTCAATCTCCCACTGCGCCGCGGCGCGGCGCTGCTTGCTCAGTTCCATTTCGAATTGCGCGTAGAGTGCCCGCGCCAGCAGCGCGCAGCGGGAGCAGGCATCCCAGCCCGCCCCCCTTGCCGGCACGACGCCGCTGCCCAGGCATTCCGGGCACGTCACGCGGCCTCCGGCCCTGGCGGGCGGTCCGCTGCGCCGCCCTCCACCACCCGCAGCGGCGCCCGCGGGATCGGCGGCGGAGCATCGGCGCCCGCCTCCATGACCAGCCGCATCAGCTCGCCGACGCGCCGCCCGGCATTCCGTAGCTCCACCGCGGAGCGGTCCAGCTCATCCACCAGGCGGCGGGCCTCCATGGCCGAGAGCAGGCCGCCCTCGGCCATGAACGGCTTGAACCGGTCGACAAACCGCTGCAGCCGGCCAGCGATGATCTCGATGTCCTGCTGCATCACACGCCTCCTTCGAGGGCGCGCGCCACGGCGTCCTGGAACCGCTCGACGGCGTCCATCACCGCCTCCGCGTCCGCCACGCCGGCAATGCCGGGCACATGAAACGAGCCGCCCCGCGCCTCGGCGCTGGCGGCGATCAGCGCGTCGAACAGGTCCGAAAACCGCTCCGAGGCGCCCAGCAGATCCAGGCCCGCGACCTCGGCGTCCGAGAAGAAGATGCACCCGTCGGCCTGCACATAGGCGAACAGCTTGGGCATCACGCGCCCTCCCCGATCGGCTGTTCGGAGATCTGCGACCAGGCCGTGGTGATGTGCTCGGCGGCGATCGGCCCGCCCTGCGCCAGCATGCCGGCCATCTGCAGCACCTTCGTCGCCCCGCGCAGCGCGCCCGGCTTGCGGGCGATCGCGGTCACCAGCTTGCGCTCCGCGTCGCCCTCGATCCCCCATGCTGCGATCAGCGCCGCGACGTCGCCGGCCAGCGGGCGGTCCCGCCGCAGCCGCATGCCGACGCGCGAGTAGAGCTGCGCCAGGTTGGGGTTCGTCCCGCCCAGCCGCTCCCGCACCAACGGGCTGCCCACCAGCGCCAACCCGATCCCCGCCGCGTCGTGCATCGAGCGCAGCTGGTCGATCGCCGTCGGCAGCAGGTGCTGCGCCTCGTCCACGATGATCAGCCCGCCGGAGCCACGGGCGCGCTCGATGATCGCCGCGGCCCGCTCGGCAGCACCGCTTTCGGTGATCCCCATCGCGGTGGCCAGCGCCCGCACCGCCTTGCCCGGCGAGCTGGTCAACGGCTGCGCGGTGACCACCCACACATTTGGACGCGTCGCCCTGTAGTGCTTCACCGTCTCCGTCTTGCCGACGCCGGGCACGGCGGTGATCGCGACGATATCCGCGGCCACCTGCCCGTGCTCCAGCACGCCGATGATTGCTTCGGCAGTCGGGGTGGAGAAGTAGCCAGGCGCCGCCGGCCGCAGCTGCTGCGACGCCGCCCGCGCGGCGCGGCTGGCGAGATAGCGCTCAACCGCGTCCTCGATCCGCGCGTTGTTGCCGGTGTATTTGCCGGAAAACCACAAGGTAAAGGTGCCGTAGGCGAGGCCGGCGCCGAGCGCGATCTCCGTCTGCTTGACGCCCTTCCTCACCAGCTCCTGCACCTGCAGGCGAAGCGGACTGATCTCCCCCGCATCAGGTAGCTGTTCGATTTGCTCGCTCATGATATCCTCGTGTTGTTGCGTGAAGTGCCTTCCGGCGGTGGGGCGTTCCAGCGCCCCGCCGCCTCCTTCAGTCGTCGCTGCCCTCGGGCTGGACGACATGCAGCCGCCCGGCGGTCATCCGCCGGATCGCGGCCATCACCTCGATCTCGGTTTGGGTTTGCTCTTCCTGCATCGGCTTCAGTGCCGCCGCCGCGCCGCCGAACATCGGCCGGACCACGCGCGCCTCGGGCGGGGTGGCGGCCTCGGTCTTCGGCAGCATCTCCACGAACTGCTTGAGCGACAGCGCGCGCTCGGCGTCGAGCTGCTCGCGCTGCGCCCGCAGGAACGTCTTTTTGCGGCGCGCGAGATCCCGCCCGGCCTCGGTGTCGTTGAACCCAACGGCGGCGATGCAGGGCGCGTGGCCGAGATAGGGGCCATCGGCGCGATACACGTGCAGCCCGCCGTCATGCAGATCGTCCGGGTCGAAGCGGACGGTCAGCGGCCGGCCGCGATGCTCCAGCAGGAAGTCCGCGAAGAAACGGTTGCCCATGAAGTGGATGGCGTTGTCCGCCCGCGTCTTGATCTGCTCGGCGGCGAGCAGCAGCAGGTTGATGTCCGACCGGCGGGCCTTGCGGATCGGCGCGGTGGCGTAGCTGGCGGCGAAAGCCTCATCGAAAGAGCGGCCATGACAGACCGTGCTGCGCCGGCCCACGCGGGCGTTGTGGGCGGCGATCTCGGCGTCGACGGTGGCGATGAACACGTCCAGCGGCACCGCGGTGGACATGTAGTTTTCCGGCTTCGCATCCGGCTTGTTGCCGGTGTAGGCGCCGGCGAAGGCGGGGTGCTTGGCGACGTCTCCCGCCATGTCGCGGAACGCCCGCTCGATCGGCTTTGACTGGCCGGAATAGGGCGTCGTCCAGTGCACGCGCACGCCAAGCAGCGGCAGGATGCCCTGCGGCTCATCGTCGCGGACCTTGAAGCGGTAGCGCGTCGGCGTGCCGCCGGTCAGCCACTTGCTCGCGAAATTGCGGCCGTTGTCGAGCCAGCAGGCCGACGGGATGCCGTAGGTTTCCACCAGGTCAGCGAACGCCAGGCGCACCGCGTGCCGGTTCTCCGACCGATCGAACCGCCAGCTGAGGATTTTGCCGGAGTAGAGATCCTGGAAGGCGATCATCACCGGCCGGACAGGCTTCTCCACCCCCGGCCATTTGACGAACACATCCCATTTGTGTCCGTCCGCATTGACCGCCTCCAGCGCATGGAACACGCCGCGATCGCGCTGCTGAGGGGGCAGCATGGCCATCAACGCTTCGCGCCCCTCGCGGGCGAGAACGCGTGTGGTGCGTTTGATCCCATCCAGCCGGCGCCGCAGCGTGCGCGGCGAGGGCAGCATCCAGCCGTTCGCCGCGGCTGCCGCCTGCAGGCGCCGGAAACACGCCTCGAAGGATGGCCGTTCGGGGCGCAGCCAGTCGGCGCGCAGCATGTCCCACGCCGCCGGCTCGATCTCCTTCGGCTGGGCCGAGGCCTTCGACAGCGGCAGCAGCGCCTTGCGCCACATCGCTTCCGGCACGCCGTCCACCATCCGTTCCCAGGCGTAGAGGGTCTGGATCGATTTGATGGCGTGCGCCTGCATCACGGCGTAGGCGGCGACCACGCGCGGCTTGCGCTGCTGCAGATCCCGCCAGTCCAGCAGCACGGCCAGGCGCCGCCCGGCCTCTTCGCGGTGCGCCTCGCCGGCCTGCTGCCAGCGGGCTTCCAGCGTCTTGTCCATCTCGGCGACCGCGGCGTCATCCGGCGCCGCCTCGGGATACCGCGCCAGCACCTGCGCCTGCAGCATCATCGGCAGGACGGAGAGGTGGTATTCCACCCCGCCGCCGCGATCCGCCCGCGCCCGCCAGCGCTGGCCTTCCCAGGCCGGGCGCTGCCAGTCCTCAGCGGCGATCCGCTTGTGCATCCCCGCCTTTGTGCTGGGGAGGCCCGACAGGTTCAGGTCGGCCAGCTCGGCGGGCGAAAACCAGCGTTTGGCTTCGGCGCTCAAAACGCCCCTCCGGACCGCGCCTGGCGCCGCAGGCTGCGCTTGTGTTTCGCCAGCCGTTCCTCGGCTTCGGACACGGCTGCCAGCTCGATCAGCGGCAGGTGCCTGCGCTCGATCACCGCCCAGCCGCACTCGGCGGCGAGCATCTCCAGCAGCCGCCGATCCTCCGTGACGGCGACGAGCGCCAGCGCGCGCGGCAGCCCGATCGAATGCTCCGTCCGCGCTACCGAGGCATAGGCGTTGAGCATGTTCACGCTCACGCGCTCGCCGAGGTAATCGCTCATCCGCCGGGCGATTTCCTCGCGGTGCAGGTTGCGGCTGTCAGCGTCCCGCAGCGTCTCGCTGATCGCCCTCTTGATCCGCGCCTCTAGCGTCGCCCCGCGCACGCGCTCCGGCCGGAACGCCTGCGTCACCTCCGGCGGTGTCCAGTCCAGCAGGTCAGCCTGCGCCGATGTGCGCGTCGTCGGCATGGCTCAGGCGATCCCCCGGCGCGTGGCCAGGAACCACCAGCGCCGCAGTCCTCTCAGCGCCTTGCGCTCGGGCCGCATCGCTTCGGCAATGTCGCCGAGGCGGTCGGCCTGTTGGACAAGTTTCGTGGCCGCCATGCGCGGAATCGCATAACCATTTGCAATGGCCTCGGCCGTCACACGCAGTTCCATCGCCACGCGCGCCAGCTCATGCTGCACGTTCATGCCTTCCTCCCTTTTTTCTCGCTGATCGCCAGCCGGAACCGCGCCTTGACGTCCGTGTCCGCCTTCGCCCAGAGCGCCAGAAGTCGGGCGAGCAGCTGCTCGGCGGGGTCCTCTTCCACCGCGGTGCCATCCAGCGCCTTGAGCGCGCCGGCAACGTTCTTCGCCGCGCCGTCGCGCAGCTTCCCCATCACCGCGATCTGCTGCTGCGGGCCGAGTTTGATCAGCGCGTCCAGCACGACGCCCTTCTCCGCCCATGGCGTCCCGTCGAGCAGCATCCACGCCTCGTCGCAGATGTTCTGGCTGCGCTGCAGCGCGCGCTTCACCGCGTCGCGCGAGAGGCCGAACCGCTCCGCGACGTCCTCGTAAAAAGATGATGGGGCAATTTGCCCCATGTGACGCTTGCGGGTGATTTTGCCGTGGATCGTCTCGTAGATGGCGCGCCGCTCCGAAAGGAACGCGGCCTCCTCCAGGGCGGAAAGCTCGGAGCGGTAGAGGTTCTCGTCGATCTCCTGCAGGCGAGCCTGCTCGGCGGAGCCGTCGAAGATTTCCGCGCGGATCTCCGTCCATTTGGCGATCTGCGCCGCGCGCACCCGATGCGCGCCCGCCACCAGGCGATACATGCCGTCGGCGTTTGGAGGCGCGACCTTGATGGGGGTGATCTGTCCCGTGTCGGCGAGCGAGCTGGCCATGCTTGCCGCCTTCGTCTCGTTGATCCGGCGCAGCCGGTCCTCGATCAGGATGCGGTCAAGCGGGATCAGGCTCACGGAATGCGTGATGCTCAT